GCAGCGGTTATCCAATGTGAGTGGCGCTGGCGTGCTGGCCGGCGCGCTGGGCAATGTTGCCGGGCGCGCGCGGGATGCGGCGGGGGCGGTGGCGGGGCTGAGTGCCAAGCTGGCGCTTGGCGCGGCGGGTGGCGCGTTTCTGTTCAATCAGCAATTCGTGCGGGGCGCGGCGGATTTTCAGAATTATCAGGTGACGCTGGAAACTGTGATGGGTAGCGCGGAAGCGGCCCAGGAACGGCTTCAACAATTGACCGAGTTTGCCAATCAAACCCCTTTCAATGTGGGTGAGGTCGTGAGAGCGGGCGTTTCATTACAGACGCTTGGCATTCGTGGCGAAGCTGCCGAGATGTCGCTGAAGGCGGCGGGCGACGCGGCTTCAGTTTTTGGCGGCGGCTTGGATCAGGCCATCAATGCCATGAATGCCGTGCTACGCGGCGAGAATGATCCCATCGAACGCTATGGCATCCAGGCGCGCACCGAAGGCCGTGCGGTGATGCTTAGCTGGATCGAGAATGGCCGCCAGATGCGCGCATCTGCTGACAAAAACAGCCGTTCAGAGGTTGCGCGGATTACCGCGATGGCCATGGCAGGCGTGGCACCCGATGGCATGAGGCGCCGCGCGCAGACCTGGGATGGCATGCTTTCCAACTTGGCGGATGCCTGGTCCAACTTCACGCGCGCCGTCGCTACGTCAGGACCATTCCAATTTCTTCAGGACCAATTGAGAGACGTCTTGGCCTGGATTGAGAGGATGAAGACCGAAGGGCGCCTGGACCAATGGGCGCGGGATATTGGCGCAGGCATCACGCGCGCCTTTGAAGCCATTCGCCAATTCGTGGTCGGCACAGAAGAAACGCCGGGGGTCATTGATCGGCTTTCCAATGTCTTTGAGCGTGTTTCGCGCGTTCTTGCGCCGGTGGTGGAACGCTTCGGTGGCCTTGAAACCTTCCTTGCCGCGGTGGCGCTTGCACTCTCCGGTGGGTTGCTCACCTCCTTGGCTTCCCTTGCTGCGGCGATGACAACCCTTTCGGTGGCGCTGCTGCTGACCCCGGCTGGCTGGTTCATCGCGGCAACGGCGTTCTTCGCTGGGCTTGGTGTGGCGCTGTACCAGAACTGGGACAAGGTTGAGGCGCTTTGGTCGAGGCTTGGTGACGCCTTCCGTAACTTCCTCAATTCCGAACAGATGCAGGAAGCACAGCGCATCTTTGGTGGCTTGGCTGATTTCATCATCGAGGCTTGGAATGGCGTAGGCCAAGTTTTCACCAATATCGGCGGCACCATTCAAAAGGTGTTCGCCGATGTGCTGGGCTACTTCCAGCCCGTGCGGGACGCGCTGAGTTGGGTGATGGACCGCGTGCCGGGTTTCGGCGGTGGCAGCAGCGCCCCCGCCGCGCCCACGCCGCGCGATGCGGGCCGGGGCAATGCGCTCCGCCGCCAATCCATCTATGGCGACAATGCCCTGCCATCTGGCGCGGGTGGTGGCGTGATGCCGCCTGCCAATGATGTGCGCCTGCAAGCGGGCCTTGATGTGCAAATCCGCGCGCCAGAAGGCTTCGGTGTTTCCGTCACGCAACGTGGCGCGGATGATGGCATGGCGCTGAATGTGCGGCGCGGGATGCTGGCGACACCATGAGCGAGGCACTGACCAGCATCGCCGGCCTTGCCTCTGCCCTGCCATGGGTGGGCGCCAATCTGCGGCCTGGCGCTTTGCGCGGCCTGCTGTTCTACGTGCAGTCTTCGGAAGAAAATTCCACCCGGCGCTGGGTGACGCATGAATTCCCGGGCCGGGATGAACCCTGGCATGAAGACCTTGGCGCAAAGACGCGCGGCTTTTCCATCGAAGGCCTGCTGGTTGGCCCGGATGTGGTGCTGCAATCCCGCGCCTTTGCCCGCGCCGCGGCAGACCCTGAACCCGCGACGCTGCTGCACCCCTGGCTGGGCGCGATGCGCGTTGTGGTGCTGGATTGCCGCATCAGCCATGATGTGAACCAGGCGCGCGTGGCGCGGGTTTCGCTGCGGGTGGAGAAGGCCGGCACCAAGCCTGCGCCGGTGCTGGGCCTTGATAGCCTCGGCGGCGTGCTGGATGGGGCGGACCGGCTGCTGACGGCAGCGCAATCCGCCTATGCCGAATATCGCTTCATGCGCGCGGCGGCGGATTTCATCATCCAAAGCTTCAAGGCCAGCGTGATGGGGATCGCCGGCGCCATTGAAGGCGCGCTTTCCAATGCGGGCCTGGTGGGTGGCGCGGCGGGCAGTGTCTCCGCGCTGGCGGCCGTGAATGATGCGGCGATTGTGTCTGACACCGCCGTGCCGCTGGCGGTGGCCAGCGCCGCGCGCGATGTATCGGCCCTGGCGGGTGGGCGCGCGGCACTGACGCGGGGCGCGGATGCTGCGCCGCAGGCGGCCTTTGCCGCGCTGGATGCACTGAATGCCCAGGAATTGGTGAAGGCGCCCACAGCCCCCGCCACAACGCCCGCGCGCCAGCAATTGGCGGCGGCGAATGAAGGCTTGGCCGTGCTGGCGGCGGCTATGTTTGCGCCCGCGCCGCAGCGGCGGTGCAATGGGCATCGCGCGATGAAGCGATGGTGGCGCGGGACAAGGTATCCGATGCGCTGGCCGCGGCTGCGGACCGCGTGGCGGCGGCGGGATGGGATGCCGTGTGGCAGCGCCTGGTGGCGCTGCGTGCCGCCAGTGCCGCTGACCTGGCTGAGCGTGCCGCGCCGCTGCCGCGCATCAAGCGGCTGGAATTACCGGGCGTGATGCCTGCCTCGTTGATCGCGTATCGGCTGGATGGGGATAGCCTGCCGGATGTGTTTGGCCGAGGCGCTGCGCTTTCCGCGCGCAACCGCGTGCGCCACCCGGGCTTCGTCCCTGCCGCTCAGCCGATTGAGGTGCTGGTATGAGCGCCGCGATTGCCGCGACCGTGGAATTGACCGTGGATGGCCTGACCTATCGCGGCTGGCGCAGCATGAAATGCAGCCTTGGGCTGGATGCGGCGGCGGCGGAGATCTCCATTGAAATGGCGGAACGCTGGGCCGGTGCGGAAGACGCCGCGCAGATTGCGCGCAGCATCCGGCCAGGTGCGGAATTCCTGCTGACACTGGAAGGCGAAGCCGTGGTGGAAGGCTTCCTGGATGCGCTGGAAGTCAGCTACGACGCCACGAACCACACGCTGACCGTGCGCGGCCGCGAACGCACCGCTGATTTGGTGGATTGCGCGGCGACCGTGGATGGCCCTTACGAATGGGCCAATATCGGCCTGGAAGAAGCGGCGCGGCGCATCGCCGAACCCTATAGGATTGAAGTGCGGGCGGAAGCGGATTTGGGTAAAGCCTTCCCGCGCTTTTCGATCCAGCCCGGCGAAGCGGCGTGGGAGGCCATTGCGCGGGCCGCACGCGAACGCGCGGTGATCGCAACCGGCGATGGCTTGGGCACGCTGATCCTGACGCGCGCTGGCGAAGGTGGTGAAGCGGCTGGCGCGCTGCGGCTGGGCGGGAAGGATGGGAATATCCTGCGCGCCAATGGCAGCTTTGACGTGGCTGAACGGCATGATGTGGTTGTGGTGCGCGGCCAGGCGCAGGGCGAAACCTCGGCCAGCCAGGGCGAAGCGCGCGCGACCGATGAAGACATTATCCGCCACCGCCCGAAGGTAATCCTGGCCGAAGCGCAGGGCGAAGGCGTCACCTTCCAGGACCGCGCGGCGCATGAAGTGCGGGTGGCTGCCGGGAAGTCCCGGCGCGTGCGCTACACCGTGCCGGGCTGGCGCGGTTCTTCCGGCAATCTTTGGCTGCCCAATACCAAGGTCTGGGTGGAAGACGCCTTCCTGGAATTGAAGCGCGAATTGCTGATTTCCAATGTGACGTTCAGCCTGACGGAACAAGGCACGGTCACGGAATTGCAGGTGGCGCCGGTGGATGCCTATGCCCTGCTGCCTGAGCCGGGCAAGGGCGGCGGCGGCGGCGGCGGCGAAAGCGGCCCATTCGAGACGAAGATCGAAAGCCGCGAGAATGATCGTGACGCCTGGAAGCGGGTGGCCGAATGACGCTGGACGAATTGAAGCGCTTCATCGCCCCCCTGCAACGCCGCGTGATGCTGGCGATTGGGCGCGGCACGCTTGGGCCGGTGGATGATGGCGATGGCTTGCAGCGCAGCCAGGTGACGCTGCTGGCCGGTGAAACGCGCGACAATGTGGAACGCATCCAACCTTACGGATTTTCTGCGGTTCCGCTGCCAGGCGCGGATGTGCTGGTGGTGTGCGTCGGCGGGAATCGCGACCATCCGGTGATTATCGGCGCCGATGATCGGCGGCATCGGCCAACAGGTATGCAGCCCGGCGATGTCTGCATCTATTCCAATCAGACCGGCCACAAGATCACGCTGAAGGCGGACCGGACGATTGAAATTGAAGGTGATGAAATCACCATCAAGGCAGACACTAAGATCACTTTGGAAGCGCCTTTGGTGGAGGTGACCGGCGCGCTGGATGTGATGGGCGATATCCGCGACAACGCCGCTTCCGGTGGCATGTCCATGAATGGCATGCGCGCCGATTACAACAGCCACGTGCATGGCGGGAGCCCCGGGCCCAGCCCGGCGATGGCGCCATGATTGCCCTGGAATGGAACAGCAGCGTCGGTGCGGCGGATTTGGCGCTGGCCAGCAGCGGCGCGCTGGCGAAGGATGACGCGCTGCAAACCGCCGTGGTGCTTTCCCTGTTCACCGATGCGCGCGCGCGGCCTGATGATGGTGCTGAGGGTGATCGGCGCGGCTGGGTGGGCGATGCCTTTGCCCCGGAAGACCGCTACGGGTCGCGGCTGTGGCTGCTGCGGCGTGAAAAGCAAACCGAAGAAACCCGCCGCCGCGCCGAAGACTACGCCAATGAAGCGCTGGCCTGGTTGGTGGATGCCGCGCTGGCCACCGATGTGGCGGTGACCGCCGAATGGGTGGCGCGTGGCGTGCTTGGCCTTGCGGTGCGGATCGCCACACCAAGCGGCATTGAAACCAGCCAATTCACAATGAGGCTCTGAACATGCCCTTTGCCCGCCCTTCGCCCGCTGAAATTCGCAACCGCATGGGCGCCGAAATTGCGGTGGCCTTGCCCGGTGCGGATGCGCGGCTGCGGCGTTCCATGGAAGACGTGCTGGTGCGCGCCATCGCCATCGCCAGCCATGAATTGCACAGCCATATCGAATGGGCGGCGCTGCAAATCCTGCCGGATACCGCCGAAGATGAAGTGCTGGCGCGCCACGCGGCCATTTGGGGCATCACGCGCATCGCCGCCACGGCGGCATTGGGCAGCGTTACCTTCACCGGGACGCCCGGCGCGATTGTGCCAGCGAATACCGAATTGCGGCGCGGCGATGATGCGCGGTTTCTGCTGGCGGCGGATGTGACGATTGGCGGCGGCGGCAGCGGCACGGGCAATGTGGTGGCGCGGGTGGCGGGCGCGGCTGGCAATAGCCAGGCCGGGATCAGCCTGGCGCTGGTGGCGCCGGTGGCTGGCATTGCGCCCAGCGCCAGCGTGGCCGCGGGTGGCCTTGCGGCTGGCGCCGATGCGGAAAGCGATGCAGGGCTGCGCGCGCGGCTGCTGCAACGCATTCAGTCTCCGCCCGCAGGTGGCGCTGCGAATGATTATGTGACCTGGGCGCTGGCTGTCGCGGGTGTGGAGCGCGTTTGGGTTTATCCTTCCTGGCTGGGCGCGGGGACGGTTGGCGTGGCCTTTGTCACCACCGGTGGCGCCATTCCTGCCGCGCCCTTGGTTGCCGCCGTGCAGGCCGCGCTGGATGCGCGCCGGCCTGTGACGGCTGTGGTGACGGCCTTCGCGCCTGCCACCCAGGCTGTGGCGCTGACGATTGACCTGGCGGTGGATAGTGCTGCCATTCGCGCGGCAGTGCTGGCGGAGCTTGCTGACTTTTTTATGCGGGAAGCCGAGCCAGGCGGCACCATCCGCGTATCGCGCATCTCGGCCGCCATTAGCGGCGCGCTGGGCGAAGTGGCGCATCTGTTGGTGGCGCCCGCCGCCGATATCGCCCTGCCTGCGGGCACCATTGCCACGCTTGGCGCCGTGACCTGGGCCTGACGCATGGATAGCAGCGCCTATCTTTCCCAACTTCTGGCCCTGCTGCCGCCAGGTGATGCGCTGGCGCGGGAGCCTGGGTCAAAGCTGGAACGGCTGCTGACGGTGCCTGCGGCGGAATTGGCGCGGGTGGATGGCCGGGTGGAAGCGCTGCTGCTGGAAAGCGACCCGGCGCGGACGGCGGAAATGCTGGCCGATTGGGAACGTGCGCTGGGCCTGCCCGATGAATGCTACCCGAATGAGAGCTTCAGCCGCGCCAGCACGGCGTGGTACTTCGATGGCGCGGGTGTGCTGCGCGAAGCGGCGGTGGATGAACCGCGCTATTTATATGATGAAGCGGGCCAGCGCACCGAAGCAGTGTTGGTGGAAGATGTGGCTACTAATGGCATCCGTAATCCAGCCGGCGTTGATGCGATTGTCGGCACGCCCGGCACCATGCCGACCAATTGGGCCGCCTTTCCAATTTCTGGGCTATCCATCGCGGTCGCCGGCTTCGGTATCGAGGATGGCATTGCCTATGTTGATTTTCGCATCTCAGGCACCGCCAGCGCATCGCCCACCGGCAGCATCATCCGCGCCGATCAAGTCTATCGCCAGGCAGCGCAAAATGACATTTGGACCTATTCGCAATTCATGCGCGTGGTCGCCGGAAGCCTGACTGGGTTTTCGCAGTGCCGCCTTTATGTTACTGCATGGAATGCGGGGGGCGCTTTTCTAGGGCAGTATTTTTCATCTGTCGCGCCATCTGGGGCGAGGCTGGCCCAACAGCGGTATTCCATCACCGCCACGCTTTTACCAGCGACAACCGGGCTAGCTGGATCGCAATTCGATTTTATGCCCAATCCCAACACCACGGTTGATGTCACGCTTCGCATTGGGCTGCCGCAGCTAGAACTTGGCCGATTGTCGAGCCCAATCCGACCACCCTTAGGCACCATCGCCGCCAGCACGCGCGCCGCCGATCAGCGCTACATCGCCACCGTGGAAGAACGCCGCCAGCGCATTCTGGCGCGGTTGATTGAACGGTTTGAACCGACACCTGCCGCCATCATCGGCCTGGCGGCGCGCCTTGGCGATACCGTCACGCTCACGGAATTCACCCCGCATGACTGCGAAGACGCCTGCGAAGCGCCGCTGCTGGATGAGGCTTGGGCGCATGCCTTCCAGGTGGCGGGTGGCGCGCAGTTGGTGGTGGAATTCACCTGCGAAGATGGCTGCGAAACGCCGCTCAGCCAATGGCGGACAGGTGCCTATGAATGCGCGATCCGCCGCTTTGCCCCGGCGCATACCGTGCCGATTTTCAGCTATGCGTAAAGGAAACACACGATGCAGCGCGTAACTCGATCCTCAGCGGTCGCCACCATGCCGGCGCCGCCGGTTTCACCTGGTGCCCCTGGGTTTTTCACCGCGGGTAATCCGGGAAGTGGCCTGCCCGCTACAACGCCTGGCTTTGAATGGTTCAATGCCGTCCAGGAAGAATTGATTGGCGTGATCCTGCGCGGTGGCATCACTGCTTCGAATTCGGATTTGGCGCAGGTGCGGAAATCGCTGGATCGGCTGTTTGGTGGTGGGCTCGGCAGCTTTTCGGCCAACACAACGCTCAGCGTGGATGATGCCGGCCTGGTGCTGGTGAATGCATCCAGCGGCGCGCGCACCATTACCCTGCCTGCGGCGAATGCGCTGGGCGGCCGGCCGATCCGCTACCAGATTGAAAAGACCGACAGCACCGCGAATACCGTGACCGTGCAGCGCGCCGGTGCGGATACGATTGAAGGCGCGACATCCGTGGTGCTGAGCGGTCAATGGGCCAGCGTGACGCTGGTGTCTGATGGCGTGGGCGCCTGGGTGCTGCTGCGGCCAGATATGCCCGCGGCGACCAGCGCTGTGGCCGGCATTAGCCGCTTTGCATCAGTCGCTGAAACCGATGCCGGGTCGCTCGCCAATGTGGCGGTGACGCCGGCGGCGCTGGGCATCAGCGCGCGCAGCTTCGCCGCGTCGGGGTATCAGCGGCTGCCGGGTGGGCTGATCATTCAATGGGGTGGCATTTTGGTGACGAGCACCTTCACGCTGCCTATCGCCTTCCCGACAAAAGGTTTGTCAGTCGTCGTAAGTGACTCGGATAACTCACCTGGTGCGGGCAGTGCCAACTTCGCCACCCCCGGCCCGAACGTGACGACGGTAAACCTGTGGGGGCAGGCGAATTTTTTGATCGCCCTTGGCCATTAAAGGAACCGAAGATGACTTATTTCGCCACCATTAATCATGAAGGCCGCGCGACGGGCTTCTTTACGCCGGAAATCCATGGCGATGCCATTCCGGAAGGTGCTGTGGAGATCACTGATGAAACCTATGCCGCGTGGCTCACGGATACGGCGCGGCAGCGCTGGAATGGTGAAGCGCTGGAAGCCTGCGACCCACCACCGCCGCCGCCTCCGCCGCCGCCCACCGATGTCACCTTCTGGCAATTCATGATGGCCGCATGGAAGCTCAATTTCATCACGCATGAGGAAGCGCTGGCCGCCGTGCGCCAGCGCATCATGCCGCCAGCCTTTGCGCAGGCCATCGCGGAACTACCCACCGAAGCCAAGCTGGAAGCGGAACTGAAATTCGCCGGCATCACGCGCATGCTGCGGTCAGACCCGCTGTTTGCGCTGGTGGTGGAAGCGAATATCGCCACCGATGAACAGATTGACGGCGTTTTCGCCGTTGCCGCCACCATCGCCTGAAACGCAAGAAGGAGAGAACAGGATGCCTACGCGCATTTCCAACGCCGCCGCCCGC